TTAATAGCCATGATGTTTCTCCAAATGTGTAATAAATAATGTTTAATCGTTACTAAAAGAATGTTATGTCTAATAGAACAATACTAATATATGAATTTAATGTTTAATAAGCAAGCAATTTTTATTTTATTTTTTATTATATTTTACAAGTTCTTTCAATCTACGAACAATAGTTTCTGGTATCTTTTCCACGTTAAATGTAGTATCAGTCCACGCTGGGGCATCATCCGTTTGTGGCATAACATCACGCTCTGGTGCACCCGCAACTGGTGAACTTTGGTTTTTCAAAGTCTCTACATTACCCCAAATATAGTCCGCAATCGCTTCTGGTGTATCGCCTTTACCATATTTCTTAAATACTTCTACAACAGGTTCTTTTATAGTTTCCATCACATATGATTTTAATACATCTTCGCCAACCGTAAACAAATTAACGCCACCACCTGCAGCTGTTGGCACTCCACCTGTTTGAGCAGCAATACCAATTTGAGTGGCTTTAAGTGCCTCTATTGGTTTTTTAATATCAGTCAAGTCTAATGCAGATATTTTTGCATCTGGATTTATACAAAATACTTGTGACCAACGATGGTGTCCGTCAATAACAAATTTACCACCACCAGCCGTTACTATTGATTTACCGGCAGGTGAAACAACACCACCTTTCAAAATTGTATCTGCACTTGAAGCATCTTTTAACGGATAACTCAATGACTTATCCATAACAACTTCATTTTGTGTTGGTTGTAGGCCTGCACATAAAGGAGCAATCATAGATATTTTGATTGGCATATCACTTGAAAGTGATTTTATAGCATCAAGAAATTTTGGATCGTTTATATTATCGCCCAATTCTTTTACGAATGAAACATAATCCTTTTTAAGAATTTTCTTTAATTCATCTTTAGCATTATCTTCTTTCAATATATCTAATAATTTTAGCATATTTTTATTTTATTTTTTTGTCAGTAAATAACTTCTGACCATCTCTTTTATTTTTTTACGAAATTTATTACGTAATCTTTCATTGATCTTTATTTCAGTCTTTGGTTCTTCCTTTTCTTTCTTTTCCTTTTTAGTTGATTCTTCTTCTTCTGGTTTAGATTCGGTTGGCTCTGCTAGTCCTGCAATTTCATCATCTATCTTCTGTGATACATCCTCCACAACAGAATTTATATCCTCAACCAATTCTTCCAAAACTTTTATATCTGCTTCAGTTAATTTTCTCTTGATGTATATGCTTATTCTTTTGATAATCAATTCTACATCATTCTCATGTGATTCTTTATCTTCTTCTGAATATGCAGAAGACTTTAACTTTGCTAAAGAATTGAATAGTGCCTTCAATGATGGATTGTTTGAAAATCTAGATCCTATTGATTGGAGTTTATCCTTTACACCGTCATATGATTTAGAATTAACTAATGGACTAAACCAATTTTTTATTACATCTGGTGTTTCTGATGGGAACGTCATTTTCAAATATCCACCGCGAGATCCTTCTATTGAATTTGAAGCATCTATAAAAACAATATAACCTAATGGACTAATTGCAGATTCGGTAATAGATTCATTTATTTTTTTCTTAACCTTTTTCATAGATTCCTCACGGTAATAGGGTTAGTTTACCAGAATTTTGTAATAGATAAACACTTATACTTGTGTCTTTATTGAAAAAATGTAACTTGCCACCCATTGGTTTTTTATAGATGTAGCCAATTTCTTTTAGAGCATCAACTATCTCATGTTCCTTATACATACTAGCATCAATCATATTATCTGGTAACATAGAAACATCGGATAGTTTCTTTTTAAGTTCTTCAAATATGCTATCAAATCCAGTTCCTTCTTTAACGGAACTGGTTTGTTCAAGAATTTTTTTAATAACTCTATTTGTTATTTCATCAATAATTGATTTTTTCATAATAGTTTTCATTTATGTATATCCAACAGTACTAAATAAATATCAAAAAGTTTGAACTTTGACAAGAAAAATCTTAACAACACGGAATCCTTCTTTATTTTTTAGGAGTGCACAATTTCTGTATCGTTCCCATTCAATAGGATATTTTTTATCAAGAATACCGTTGTTTAAGTTCATTATCAATTCGTTAAGGGCATTTATCGTATAAATTGTGTTTGTCTCACGCTTTTGATGAACCATTATTGAATTTGGTAGAAATTTCTTGTAACTGTCCATGATTATGTTATATGACAGAATACAATCATCTTTTATTTCAAATGACTTGAAAATAAAAATTTTATTGTTTAATACTGAAAAGTTTGTCTTTATATCGTCTATTACTTTGTCTAACTCATACTTTTTTGTGAAAGTGCAAACAAGTTGTGTCTTCAATATATCTCTCTCATTATTTATATTTTTTTATCACTTTTATCTGGAAACTTCAACGAAAGCATTACATGGAATAATAAATCTTCATTATCTATGTATCTCGATAGTATCTCTTTTGCCGCATTCATGTGTGTCTCATTGTGGACATTGAATCTATCAGTATCTATCTTTTCAATCAATTCTCTTGCAATTTCATTAAAATCCATATAAAACCATATTTGTTAAGTTTACAATACATACATACTTCATATAAATATGTTCCTAAATTTGTTTAATGTGACCAAAATCCTCGCCAACATAAATTTTTATTGACATATTATCTGTCTCAAATGCAGACTGTAATGTATCAATTAAGTTCATTTCATCTGGATGAATATCAAAAATGAAAGCATCATAAAGATACATCATAAACACCGACTTCTTATTTTGTAAATGTGGTAAAATACTTTTTATCTTACGGACATTGTATTCGGTTTCCAATGATTGAAGAACATAATTGAATACTTTGTTAGGTGTTGCATCTTGAATATCTCTAAAATTCTTTTCGTAAAACCAAGACTTTACCATACCATCGGTTTCATATACCGAATACATTTCATCAATCATTGCTTGAACAGTTGTAAAGAAAGGATGTTCTATAAAATCTGGAGTTATAGTTCCATATATGTTCTGAAAAACTTTTCCTTTGAATTGTTCATAGTCCATGTCAATTCCTAATTCATCTTTTATTTGTTCATATGGATGACTTTGGAATTGATAATCCAATATCTTAGCAAGTAGTTTTATGTGAAATGCATCATAATCAAATTGAACTATCTTACCACCGTTAAACCTTGAACGGATTTTATCTCTACTACCGTCTTTTTTATTCATCGCAGAGAAGTTAAAACCATCCCAAGCATTACTTGGTCTACCAGTTGTAGTGTACCACATATAGTTTTGTTTCTTTATTTCATCACCAACAAGAATATCGTTTCTCTCTATTTCATGGAATACATTTATGAAATCATTACAATAGTCAATGCAATTTTGATCAATAGGATTTTCTATGTAAACTCTCATAACATATTTTGCAATCTTTCTCGCCCATTCAAATTGTTTTGAAAGTGGTATAACATAACCCAAATCTTCTATCTTGTAGAATTTGTTGGCAAGTGTTTCCATTCCCTTTGGATAAAATTCTTTTGAATTGATATGGTCTGACGTATAATAATGTAGATATGAATTTAGATCTACACCATCATTAAAACCGTTATAGACCAATGCCTTCTTATTGAATACAAGTGTTTTTGGGTGCAGTTTTATTTCATTCAACTGAATGTCTGTATCTACTTCATCTGGATGTGTAAAGTTTATGTATTGTTCTTCGCCATCGGTAAATAGAAAATACATACCGATAATGCCAACTGCAGACGGGTGTTTGTTTGGATTGCTTATGATTGGAATGCAAACCGAAGGTTTTTCTTCAAATGTCATGGTATATTTTATTTTGAATGTAGATAATCACAAATATACAAACTTTTTACATAAATTCAAAATAAAAATTTATACATTCTAATAACCAGTACCAATACGAGATACCTCACTTCTTGTTACAGTACTATTGGACGGAATCCCACGCACAGAATTTCCAGTAGAAGGAACATTTACATTAGGTGATTCACGTGTTTCAACTCTAGGTTTTGGAAGATTTACAATAGGTGGTTCTTTTGTTTCAACTCTAGGTTTTACTTCCTCATAACCAAGACCAATGGGAGATACCTCACCTCCTTTTTCAATTCTATTGAACGGAATCTCACGCACAGAATTTTCAGGAGAAGAAACATTTACAATAGGTGGTTCTTTTGTTTCAACTCTAGGTTTTACTGCAGGAACATTCTCATATACGGTTAATTCTCTTGGATTGCGAACTAACTGTGAAATCAACCTATATTTTTTTGCATACCTATCAATTATACGCAAATTAGTATCAATTACGCCCGGCATCTTTAGCAAGTAACCATCGTGAATATCAAATTCAGGACCGTCTACTTTCCAAGGTAACGAAATCATTTCATAAAGATATTGATTTATACCACTATTACTATCGCCATAATTTTGTGCTTGTTCTGGAGATATTTCAAAAAACACTCTTTCTCTTTCATTTCTCTTTGTGATAAAGTATCTAAATGTAGAACCTGCATCAATTTCTTTTTGTGTTAGTTTTCTTTTTACCGGTCTTGGTGCACTAAATTTGTAGTATTCATCTTCATTATTTGTTTTTTTTCTACGAATACCTGGATGACTTGGTCTTTTTTTGTAGAAATGTTTTAAGTCATAATACTTCTTTTTTGGTTCGGACAAATTTCTAAATCTAATCAATCTTTCCGATTTTAGAGCATTCCATTCATGTTGGGTAAAAACTTCACCAGTCGTGTATCTATGATAGAAACCAACATATTCTTCAAAGTTTCTCAACAACATAAACTCACCACCGTTGGTAAATAAGTTTTTTGCTATTTGATTTTCTGGATAATAAATTTTTTGTCTAAAATCTTTTATATTCATTATCCTAACCTCATTATTCCTTTCAAACTTGTCTCCCAAGTATTGACATCTATTTTATTATTGATACCATTTATCGCGAAAACAGAACCGCCGTATCCTGGAGGTTTAAGATTTGTATTTATTGCCTCATTAAATCCCCATCCAGAACATCCATCTATTGTAACACTAAAATCAATAGGAAACAATATCCTCTTTTTTGAATGATGACCAGGTTGAGATTTTTTCTTTAACTTCAAACAACCTTTCATAGAATCGCCCCAAGTAGTATTTACACCATTTTGCTCGAGTTGATCTATTAGACTGTCTATTCCTGCACTAGGATCCGATCCATGTGATGCATTAGGTTTACCGGGTGTATCAACATTACCACCACCCATTATTGCTGCACCCATTGTTGAACTCGTTTTACATGATATACTGACATTTTTTAACATCGGTTTTCCAAAACTGGCATTGAACCCGAACCCACCTTCTGGTTCACAATAACTCATATCTTCTACTGACAATACAGATTGAACCGTTCCAACACCGCCACAACTTGGAAATTTCTCAATAACTTGTGTAGCCAACTGCCACCAATCTCCTGCCGCTTCATTTGCTCTTTTACACAATTCGTTTAGAAAACTCGTTAAGTTTTTTTGATTAGCATTGCCATCATTATTATCATTAAAAAATTGTCTCCAAGTTTCTTTAACATAATCACAATTATACCATATACTACCAATTGGTCCACCATTTGTTGCAACACCTGGTGTTCCACTACCATAATTGCATGATGGCCATAAAACTTCCATTGGATATGCACTCATATATCCTTGTCCACCTGGACCACCTGGTGTGGTTTTATTTTTTATATCAACACCCTTTACAGCACCTCTTGTTGCTGAAACAATTAGTTCTTTTAAGAAATCTTCCATGCTACCAAAATTAACATACCAAAACTTTTTAACAATAGGTTTTGTTATTTTACCTGCACTTCCCGCGCTGCCTCCTGACGGAATTGGTGATCCTGATGAACCAGCAGAACCTGCGCTGCCACCGGCAACTGCTGCTTCATCGAATTTACTAACTTCATCTGTTTCTGGTGGATCCGGCTGCCATGGAATACCAACTGCACAGAATTGTAATTTACCTATGGTTGTGTCATCCTTTACTTCCCATGCTTTAATGCCATATATTTCTTCGGGAGCACCTGTACCCGATATGACTGGACTACCGATTGCACCTGCTGCTCCACCACTTCCAGGAGAAAGAATAGGATTTAATTGAGCCATTGCTTTATCAATCTCTGTTCCTAAATCCGAACCAATTGCTATAAGTTGTTTAGCATCAAGAGGAGCAAATGGTGGATCGTCTGCTGGAGTGGCGGTTGATGATGTTGTTCCACCTGACGCGTTTGATGTTGGCGAAGATGGTGCAGGAGCTGCACTTTTCTTTGAAAGATTGCCAGTTACTCCAGTTGCAATAACACCCTGAGCAAGAAGCGATGTGGATGCATTGATAGAAACATCTGTATTGACTGACCAACTAAAATCCATAACCATACCATTGAAACCAAATTTAGAAGCACATGAAGAAGCAGCCCATGTTGTCCATCCAAATGAAACACCTATGTTCGCACCTGGTTTGAAAAATGCACCACCAAATCCTAATTCAAAACCACCTGCAGTTAGTGCAGGATAAATTGTAAAACTAATTGATGCTTTTATTACAGATCCCATTGCACCTTCATTTGATGTATCAACTCCGGTTAAAATTGGAAGCGTAGGTGTATGTGAACTTGATTTGTAAAGTGAAATACTACCACCAGATGTTATATGCTCTTTTCCTTTTGGAAAAGTTAAACCACCTGCATTTGCCCAAGTTTTTCTACCATATGCCCAATAAATTCCAGCGGATGCTGGATCTGCACCACCACGAATTTTTCTACCGTAGATAACACCACGAGCATTAACTTCACCTGCACCAGGACCCGGTGGCCTAAGAAACGGGTTTGTTATACCTATACTATGTGCCATAATTACCTCGTAAAGTTATACTGTTGGAACAGAGCACCAGTACCGGTTATTTTATCATAATATGGTATTCTTATTACTAATCCAGGAGGTATTGCTAAACTCCCCCTACCCAAATTATTAACAGAGGCGAGAACAAACCAATAAGATGCATCTCCATAGTAATCATAAGCAAGATTATCTAATCTATCCCCCAAGTGCGAAACTATAAAAATATCCTCATTATTAAAAAAACTTGGATAAAAAATACTTGATAATTTACTAACACGCCTTTGTGAACCGTCTGGATTAGTTTTATTTACTCCAGTTATTATATCAGATTCTTCGTATCTATTGGGCATACTATTGTTCCACTATAAAATATACAACATACTAATAAATATATGATTTGAATAAATTTGAAATTATTTAGTATTTACGTCTTTAATCTTATTTTCCAATTCATCTATTCTGTTTGATTGAGTTTCTATCATTTGTTGTTGTTCTTGTATTGCCTTAGTTAATACTGATACAAGATGTTGATATGATAATGTTAGTATCTCGCCTTTTGATACATCGCCTTCTTTTCCATAAACCACTTCTGGAATAATCTGCAACATTTCTTGTGCTATAAATCCAACTTGTTCATCACCATTTTCAGTCATGTTATATTGAACTGGATTTAATTTCATAACATCAGTTAAACCATATCCAATAGGTCTAATGTTTTCTTTAATACGAATATCGGATTGAGGGTTTGCATTTGCTGCCGCTGCTTTTGCTGCATCATCAGCTGTCCTTTTTGCTCGTCTCGCTTTGGCCTCGTCACTTGATTTTTGATCAAACGCCCTTGCTTGTGCTTCTTCTTGTTCCGGTGTTAGTGTTGAATCACTGCCTCTATCAAATGACTGCTTCATTTTCCTCTTAAATTCATCGGCACTACCTTCTGGAACCCAAGTTGTAATTGTTTGTACTTCTTCTTTCACGGCATCAGGATCTTCTGTTGTTGGTGCTGGGACTTGAACTCTCTGTTCATATGTAACCTGTTTATATCCCATCTTTTTATATTCTTCGGCTGTTATTTCTGTGTCTTGACCGTCTTTAACATTATCGTCCCATTCTTTCAAGTTTGCCTCTCTCGTTGGATCATCATTGATATCAGGTGAAGTGCCTGCACCATCATTTATTCGGAAGAAGTTTATTTGTTCATCGTCTGAACTTAATTTTGGCATCAATCCATCGCCTTTATCATCATACAATGAATACATCACACCACCCCATTCAGGACGATAATTGCCTATAACGGTAAATCCAACTGCAACTTGTATTGTTTTTGGCAGTTGTAATACGCCTGGTTTTACTTCTTCGTTATTATAGTTTTTATCTTCTTTTAAGTGTCCAGTTTCCCAAGTTCCACCAGCATTATCAAATGTATATGATAATGAGTTTATGAATCCAGGAGTCTTTCTAAATAGATGCCCTAAATTCAAACGGCATAATGGTGAACGAAAACGACCTGTGCTATAATCGGGAGCAGTCCATGATGCCAGATAATTTAATTTACGCCATGTTGCTGCCTGTTCATCGCGAGATCCAATGTGAACAGTAAATCCAAAACTAACATCCCTTTCATAAGAACCAAATAAATAAATTGGATCTCCTCTACCCATATACATTTGAGGACTCCAACTTGGTTTGTGGTTGTCAGTTATACTATCAAAGGCAGCACGAAAAACTATTGCCTCAGCAGCTCTACCTTTACTACCATCTATCTGCGTACTTGTAAAGTAAAATGTTATTAAATCTTTTTTACCAGGAATTTCTGTATTATCAAGTTCATATACAACAGTATCAGTTAGTTTCTTGTTAGTTTTTTTGAAATCAATAATGTTTATCCTATCGCCTCTAAACTCATAACCCTCTCCTTGTTTCCTTACAACTTTGCCACCATTATATTTTATATTACTTCGGAATGGTTTACTTCTATCTGCACCAACTTTTCCAGGATTACCAAAACCAAATTTATCTTCTAAATTATTTGTTTTGTAATCTATTACAGCTGGATCAGTAGAGAATGTTTTTTTCTTATCACCCCATTCAATATCATGTCTAAAATCATTATAGTCATGCGAACGGTTTGCATCACCACGTGGAATTTTTTTAAGTTTGCCGTAAGCAACAGCAGCATATTGTTTAATTGGTGCGTCTGCCTGTGTTTCCCCGCTTGGTGTTTGTGTCAAAACATCTGGTAACTTTATGGGCAGTGTTGATGGAATGTCCACATCACCTGCAATGTTTGCTCGCGTTCTATCAATAAAAGCAATAGGTTTTGGTGTAAATGGTTCTTTCTGTTGAAGTAATCTATATGTGCTTTGTTGAACATATGCAAAATTTTCAGGATTATCTTTTCCACCCGGGTATTCCTGTGATTCCTTTCCTTTTAAGAATGAACCACTTAATAGATAAGATAGTGCAGTTATTACACCATCAAATGTATTTGTTGAATCTCTAAATTGTTTTTCTAATCTTCCAGAGTATGTGTTGTTTGTTCCGGTTGCATCTTCAGCAGAATCACCAGTTTTTGTTTTTGGTCCAAACCAAGTTTCTCTTTTTGCAGTTGATGGATATGTCTCCGGTAAAATACCAGATGTATTATAGTGAATCATAAACGGATGACTTGCTCTATTGATTACTGTGATGGCATTTGAATCTGTTCCAGAATTAGGTCCTCCCTTTCCACTCAATCGGGAGATTTCCGATCCTCTGTTTTTATACGCATCGGATATTGCGGCCGGAAGTTTTGAGTTTATAGGAACAAAGGCAGACGGTATCAATTCCGATAACAGAGCAATCAATCTATTATATTTGTAAACAGAATACACATTTCTAGCAGTTTTTATTGCAGACGATAACATAGTTCCACTGCTTGATGATTCTCTTGGGAAATCCATGACATCTGATTTATTACCAAACTCACTGGTGCTAGACGGATTCATTTTTTTAACAACTCTTTCGTAGTAATCGAAGTCATCTGGATCATCAGCATTTGGTTTGTCACCATGACGAATACGAATAGTGCGACCTCTGAATGTATTATCGCGTATTGAATCAAGCAATGATGTGGTATTATACATTCTTGTTTTTGCCGTAGGAGAATCCAATGTGGATGGTTCATCCCAGCCATTGAGTGTATCTACCAAAGCGTTATTATCATACAATTGTTTTTGTAATGTCTGCCATTTTAATCCTCTTGGACTTTGTAACCACTTATCAATTCTTTGCACATCTACTTCATTAACATTTCCAAATTCATCAGAATATCCACCCTTTGCAAGAAATTCTACGGATCCACTAGTAAATCGTTTATTACCCCATAGTTCATTTTTAACAGAATCTTTTACTTGAATACCACGAAGAATATACGGATCCTGTCTGAATCCATTTGATGCATAAGAATTTGGTTGTAACTGAAACTTTTTGTATTGTAAATTCAATTGACCAACATTTTCTGAAAGACCATACAAATAACTTCCGTTGATTTGTCTATTATCCCGCATAGTTCTTTCGTATTTTTTATTGTAAGCACCTGCAGTTTTTGGCAATACTGCCCTACTTGATACATAATAGGGATGTGTTGAATCGTTTATTGTTATGTTTGGAACTTGATTCTCCAAAGAAGCAAGAGTTCCCGGTTGTGTCCAAGGGCGTTTACCCAAAGATAACGGTGCAAATTCTTCACCTTTAACAGTTGTTACTCCTGCAGATGCACGAGCATTTGAAACTGCAAGTCTTCCACCATCATCTAAATTATATGTTAGTGTTGGATTTATTATTGGATAAAGAGTTCCATCATTAGTTGTCATCTTTGGTAAGAAACCATCTCTCTTTAATGGTGAAAAACCAAAGAAGTTTGTAACTGGAGTATTCAATCCACCAAATTTAACTTTGTTATTACCACTTTCAGTTGAGTGTATTGAATATCCAGATTGATAATTTGTTACAGTTTTATCCGTATAGAATGTTTGGAAACCCCTACCGGCTTGTGTTGTATTATTTTTCTGTTGTACATCAAGATATTGTTTACCGGTTGGTGTTCTGTATAAACCAAAGTAATTATTACTTGGTGCACCGGTTCTAGATCCCTTCCAAGCAAAACCGGAAGATTCAGTTGAGTATTCAGTTAGTGGTCTACCACTACCTTTTCTCATTATATCAATTGAAAATCCAGTTTGGTTATCATCTGGAAAATAATTTATACCAGATGGTCTTAATCCTGCAAAACCAAATCGTGAAGATTCATTTACATATTCTGTATCTGGATTACCTGCACCCTTTGGCATAATATCAATTGTAAAACCACCTTGGTTATCATCTGGAAAGAAACTTTGTTTAGCCGGTCTTCCACCATCAAAATCAAATATAGATGATTCGGTTTTATATTCTGTGCCAGGTCTACTGCTACCTTTTGCCATAATATCCAAAGTGAAACCACTTTGGTTACTATCTGGAAAGAAACTTTGTGGTTTTGGTCTACTACCATCGAAATCGAACCTTGAAGATTCAGCCACATATTCAGTTGGAGGTAAACCTTCGTTTCTTTTTATATCCATAGTAAAACCGGATTGATTCGTATTTGCAAAGAAATCAATTACTGATTCCAATGGGTTACCCGGTCTTCCACCTTTGAATGTATAGAATGAACTCTCATGGAAATACTCGGTTCCAGCTGGTTTACTTTTTCCTTTAGGTTGTATGTTTAGAGTAAATCCTGTTTGATTTAATTTTTCTTTATCAAAATAATCTGTTCCTGCTTTTGGAAATTTTCCTATAAATGTAAATTCCGATGAATCTTTTACATATTTGCTATCGTATATTTCTGCAAGTCTATGGAAACCTATTTTTGTAAACTTTCCTCTTAAATCGAAATAATTTACTTGTGGTGATTCATCACGACTACCATCCCAATCAAATATAGATATTTCTGGAACATACTTTGTATCATATATTTCTGCAAGTCTATGGAAACCTGCAGTAGTTACTCTCTTACGAATATCAAAAAAGTTCACTTCCGGAGAATCACCACGTTTACCATCCCAATCAAATTCAGAAGATTCTGCAATATATTTTGAATCTCTTAATGCAGCAAACGTATGAAATCCTGTTTTAGTAAACTTTTCTGGTAAATCAAAATAATTAACAGCAGGAGCGGCATTTCTTGCACCATCCCAATCAAATCTGGAAGATTCTTTTATGTATTTAGAATCAAACTCTGAAGCAAAAGTGTAAAAACCGGTAGTAGTGTGTGTTCCTTGTAAATCAAAATAGTTTATAGCGGGTGCATCTATTCTAGATCCATTCCAATCAAATTCAGAAGAATCCTTAATGTATTTACTTTCTTTGAAAACAGGAAATGTATGAAATCCAACCGATGTAAATTTACCAATAAGGTCAAAGTAATTTACTGCCGGTGCCTGTTGTTTGTTTCCATCAAAATCAAATTGAGACGAATCCTTTACATATCTGGTATCATGTAATGCATGGAATTTATCAAATCCACTATTGACATATTGATTCTGTATATCAAAATAATTTACAATAGGAGCATCTTGTCTATTTTGATTCCAAGTATAAGTTGAAGATTCATTTTTATATTTTGTTTCCAAGAATGGTGTAAATATATCAAATCCAGATAGAGTATTTGCAGATAGTATGTCAAGATAATTAACAAATGGAGCGTCATCTCTTGTTCCAACCCATGTGAAACGTGATGAATCTGGAACATATAATGATTCATACGGCTGAGCAAATGTATTAAATCCGTCAAATGTTTTCTTTGTTGTTAAATCAAAATAGTTTACAGCCGGTGCATCTTGTCTATTACCATCCCAAATAAATTCAGATGAATTTTTTACATATTTTGTATCATACTTTTGTGCAAACACATGAAATCCTGTGTTTGTAAATTGTTTGAATTGATCCAAATAATCAACAGCAGGCGCATTTTCAGTTGAATTTCCTACCCAAACATATTGCGATGAATCTTGAACATATTTTGAATCCATAAAACCGGCAAAGTTATGGAAACCCATATTTGAATTTACACCGGCTTGATCAAAATAATTAACAGAAGGAGCTTGTTGTTTGTTTCCATCATAATCGAATATAGACGAATCTGGAATATAATCAGATTGACCTAACTCTGCAAATTTAGTGAAACCTTTTGATGTATTCAAGAATATATTATCAAAGTAATTTACTGCCGGTGCACCCAATCTATTTCCTTGCCAACCTAAAAATGATGTTTCGGTTTTATATTCCGTTATTTGTGGTTGTGTGAATACTGTAAATCCACCAAGAGTATTGTTATTATTCCCATCAAAGAAATTTACACCAGTTATTTTTGTAAAATCAAATTGAGAAGAATTTGGTTGATACAAAGATTCTGCCGGATCAACAAAAGTTTGAAAACCTCTACCATTAGTATCAACAAAAGCATTCGTAAATGGTCCATCATCAGAACCGCCTATCCAAACAAATTGTGAGAATCCAATATATTTACTATCACCAAGTTGTTGTCTTTGATTAAATCCAATTGCAAATTGATTTGAAAAGAAATTAACTTCTTGTAATCCAAGAATAGAATACAATGAATTTACTGTTCTGTCATATCTACCACCTGGAAATGTGGGTGTTATACCGTCTAAATTTAATTGACTTCTATCTGTATCATGTATAGTTGTACCTGAATATCTAATTGGACCCTTGTCATCCACTTCAATCATTTTTTCAAGTTCTGATGTTCCAATAAATTTTATTGGTGTTCCATCTATATTAAATTCACTACCATCGTTGGTATGAATAGTGCCTTGATCAAGTCTTAAAACAGTAACATCAGGATTTACAACAAGACCTTCCTTTATAGTATCGGTTATTATATTTGGAGATTGTTCTTGTCTACTAAAACTCAACGGCGGTATTATTGGTTCTATTTCTGGAATTATTATATTATCTACCGCATCATTTATATTTTTTGTAATTTCAACTAAATTTTCTGTTCTATCAAAAAATTGTGGTGGTCTTGTTATTTGAATTAAAGGATTTGTTATGTTACCAATAGGCGATAATACATCGGTGTTGATTGCAACTGCTTGGTCTGTTCTATCAAATGATTGTGGTGAAACATTTATTACTATTCCAGGATCAGTCACATTATCAACCGCATCATTTATATTTCTTGATATATCAGGAGAACTATCTTCTCTATCGAATGTTTGTGGAGGTCTGTTTATATCAGTATCAGATCTATTATTATTTTGTCCAGGAGTTGTTGGATTTATTTCAACATCGGATTCTGCAAGTCTACTTTGAAATCTTGTTTGTGATATTTTTGAAAACTTCGATTCTATTTGATCTAAACCAATTCCAGATGCCAAAGGTAATCTTGAATCACTAACTGATGGTGATAATGATGAAACACTATTTATCAATAGGTTTTCAACAGGAGTTTGAACTATATCATCTAATTTTGTAGACGATAATCTATCTTGCAATTCAACTCTTTTATCGGAAGGGATAACAATATCATCAAATTTTGATGATTCTAATTTTCCAACTAAATCAATTTTGTTTGGTTTTTTTGTATTATCTAATTCAGTTGTTCCTAATTTTTTTGTAATATCTCTTGGTTTAGGTTTTTTTATGTCATCTAATTTTGTTTTACCCAATCTACTTGTTAGAGAAACAACTTTTGGTTTTTTTATATTTGGAACTTCTTTGTAAAGTTTATCCGTGATTGGTTGATTGGTTGCAAAATTTTTGTCACTAGTAGCAGATGAAGCATCAGGAGAACTTTTGCCCTCCTTTGAAACCTCGGATCTATATTTTGATAAATCAGATTTTAAGTCTACTAATGCCATTATTTACATATCCTTTTTAATTCGATAATAAATATCAAGCTATATCATTTTATTATGCTTGACGACCAAATGTGTTCTGAACATTGTATGACTTCTTAATGTCTAATGTTGAACGTATTTCTTCAACAAATCTATCACCAAACTTAATAACAGTTGGCTGACCTGCAATACTACTGAATAACCCTATGAGTTGATCCAATTTACCCTCAACACCACTCATACCTGCACCACCGCCGCCACCGGCAGGTCCACCTGCACCACCGGCACCACCTGCTGCGGCTGGAGCCGCCTCACTACTTTCTATTTTCTGTGATGGTTGGAATACGGATTGTAGTTTTCCTAAATTACCCATTGCCTCTGGTTTTATTCCAGAAAGTTCGTTTAATTTATCAATGTCCAAATCATCAATTGCTTCTGAAAGTTTTGAGAATTGTTCTTCCAATTTATCAATACCAGATACACTTGATATGTTTCCAAGTGCCTGTGCAAATTGTGCTATTCCCGCAGTATTAGCAGCAATTTTACTAAAATCTATTTTACCAAATGCATCCAAGTCTTCATAATCCAATTCTTCAAATGCATCATCCATTGCATCAAAAACACTTTCCAGTGGAGCAATAGCAGCAACAGCAGCTTTTGGATCAATTGCCTGAAATGAACTTAATCCAGCAATTAAATTTGCACCAGCTTTTGTAATACCTTCTTCACCTAATTTGGCAAATGCCTGTATTCCTTCCAAATCCAATTCATCAAGAGCATCTTCAAGACCATCAAATGTATCTTCAAGCCCGCCCCAATTGATTCCTTGATTTATACCCATCAGTGAATTTATACCACCAACAAGGTTTTCACCAGCACCTTTTAGGGCAGAATTTCCTAATTGTCCAAACGCAGCAAGTTGTTCAAAATCTAATTCTTCAAGGGCATCATCCAAATCTTCAAACGAATCTTCAAGTTTACTTAAATCTATTTTATCGGAAACAGAACCCAAAGATTCCATTCCTTTACCTAAACTTTCTCCAACTTTTGACAAATCTCCAATTTTTTGTAATTCCGAAATGGCACGCACTATTTCATTCATACCAGCGCCAAATGCATAAGCACCTGCACCTAATACAATCATAGCAGCGGCACCAAGAGCAATAAATGGAGCAGCCATCCCTAAACCAACTGCAACTGCAGAAAATCCAACAAGTGCAACACCAGCTTTTGCCAAATCTTCCCAACTGATACTTGTAAAGTATTGTAAACCTGCACCTATTACATAAAGAGCGGCACCAAGAACTAACATAGCAGCTGCACCCAATATCATATTTGCACTGGCAGAACCCATTAAATAAGCAATAGCGGCAAGACCTAAAAGAGCAACACCAGCTTTTGCCATACCTGCCCAATCAACTTTCATAAATTCTTGAATTGCCTTTGCAGTCACATAAAGAGCAGCAGCAAGAATTAGTATAGCAGCAGCACCTTGCATCATTTTTTTGGTGTCCATTCCTTTAACTGCATTATTTAGACTTTTTAACATTCCGCCACCGCCACCGGCTTTAGCACCCGGCATCTTCACTGCCTTAGCACCACCACCAGCACTACCTTTTAATTTACTCGCCATACCACCCAACTTACCACCGAGTTTACCGGCTTTATCCGTTACTGCACCGAATGCTCCACCTAATTTTCCACTAACTGAACCGGCTAGTCCTTTCACACCATCCATGAGTGGACCTTTTACTATATCAAATAATCCACTAGCACCTTTAGCTGCAAATTTGAATCCGGTTGCTATACCACCTGGACCTGCAACTTTTAATGCCATTGCTCCCAAACCTGCAGTTGTTGGTCCTAAAATATCAAGGAATCCACCAGCTGCACCGGCGATACCACTAAATTTACTTATTAAACCTGAAACCATCTCTATTATTTTTGGAAGACTTTTAATCAAACCCTTTACTGCCTCCAATACTTTTGGCAGAGCTTCTTTAACTCCAGCAGCAATTGCATCCATATCTATACTATCAATCATCTCTTGGAATATAGAAACTTTATCACCGCCTTCTTCGAGACCGCCAACCATTTCAAGAACAGCATCAATAACTGGTGCAAACTTTTGTTTTAACTTTTCAACCGCATCAGCCATTGCTTCTTGTAAACTTGCAGAACGTTTTTCAGCTGCCAATTTTTCTATGTATGCCTTCTGTTGATCGTTTGCCGCACTTTTTGATGCCTCAGAAAGTTCTTTTGCATTCATCTTTGAAAGATTTTCTGCCATCGTTGCATCTATCTTTGCTTCTTTTAATTTCTCAGCATTTGTAAGCATTTCTGTCATTTCTTCAACAGACATACCCATTGCTTTTGCCATTGCTTCTTGTTGTATAGCATTCATTCCCGAAAATTCTTCAAGTGAACCGGCTTGATTTAATAATTCTTCTTGAAGATTGTATATGTCACCTTCCATTGCATATCTTCTAGCGGCATCCAATTGTAAATTTTTACCGGTTAATGCCTGTGCCTCCATCTCTGCAGTTAGCGATGATTCCAAATCAAGCATACCTCTACCAATATCTTTTACCTTTTTAAGATCCATACCCAACATCTTTGCTTTCATAGCGGCAGCAGCAAGTTCTTTCGTTGTACCCTTAAATGCAACAGCAACTTCTTTTGGAACACTCGCAAGAGTTTTCATTGCTTCTTTTGCATTCATTACACCTTTACCGACTCCAACTGCATCCTTTACAAGATTATCCATTGAAGTTCCGGTGATTATAGACAAGTCTTTTAATTTACCAACTTCTTGACTAGATAATCCGAATTGTTTAGTAAGAACTGTTGCTTGTTTAGCAAATGCTTCCATCTCTTTATTACCAGCATTTATCATACCGGCAACATCCATACCATTGAATGCATCGGAAGCGGCTTGTATACCAACTGCAATTTCTTTGGAATTTATTCCAGTAATTTTCATTTCGTTTGATATTCTTGCGGTGTTCTTATACAACTCACGGGCTTCATCTTTGCTCATAGCAAAATCTTTACCCATCTGTGATACTTCACCATCAATTTCCATCAACACACCAAATGCTTTTTTCAATCCACCAACTAATAATCCAACTCCACCCGTCAATACACCCAACCCCATACCTGCAACCAACTTTGGTCCCATGGCAATCATACTACCTAATCCCTTAGCACCTTCTTTGAATGCATCTTTGAAATTACCTTTGAGTCCATTTTGTATAGCAGCAGTAAATGATTTGTTCATATTATCTGCAGTTTTATCTATACCAAGAATTTTAGTAATTTGTTCACCGCCTGGAAGATTTTTAACCCATCCGGACATGGATGTGCCTAACTTAGATCCTATCCCCTCTATCATTTGAAGATTTGCATTCTGTTTTTCTATTACTTTATTTTGTGCTTCTATTGTATTAAGTCTTTGTTCTTCTAATTTAATACCCTTCATCAATGTGGCTTGGTCTGCAGCACTCAATCCCAATAAATTATTTTCAATCCCATATCGTTTTAATGCAAGTTCTTGTCTGGCTTTATCTGTATCTACTATTTTTGCCTGTCCCTTTTCTATTAAACCGGTTTGTGCAACTGAATCTTGATATAACCTTGTAACATCACTATTTATGTTTCTCATATCATCAAGATTTGAAGTAAATGCTGTACTTGTATTATACCCATCTTTTATTGAGTTTCCAATTTTATCCCAATAATCCGCAGACTGAATGTTTACCGCATTACCCTGTTCCAATGTTTGAGCATATTTTTTTGATTTATCACCCATTATACCTATTTGGGAACCTATATCTACATAGGCCTTCTTTTGTTGATTGGCAAGATTACGTGATTTATCTTCAACCTCTAATCTTTTTTTCTTGGCATCGCTTATTTTTTCTTCTTTTTCAAATTGTTTTGTAGTTCTATCTGTTGTTTCTTTTTGAAACTTCTCTGCCTTTTTGGTTCTATCCTCTGAATCCTTTTCAATTTTCTCTATTTTTTTGCGCACTTCTTCTTCTTTCTCTACGGAATCCATGAGAACTGCTTCTAATGATATAAGTTTTTTTATGTTTTCGATTGATTTCTTTTCAGCAGAATCCATTTTGGCTTTCTGTTCAACAACTTGTTTTTCCAAATCAACACGTTGTTGCATCAATTTTTTGAGTTCTGCTTCAAGTTTTACTTCTTGTTCTTTGGCCACTTATTTCTACGGATAATCATAAAAAAACGGTTTACATATCCACTATAAATATGTAAACCGCAAATTTATCTTCTTGGTGTTGGTGGTTTAGAGAACGTAGGCATACTCACTTTATGTTTTGAAACTTCTGCATGTTCTACCTTATTTTTTTCTTCTAACACTTTTTTTACTTGATTGATATAAAATCTTCTCAAATGTATTGGAAGACCATAAACTTCATCCCAAGTAAAACCACCTTTACCATAATAACATAAAGAAAAAATTTCTTCATGTAACCCTAATCTATAATCAGGTGCCAGGCCAAAAAAATGATACCTCAACGGGTATGTCTATCTCCTTTACCTCACCTGTTATATCCGAAACAAACGTAAACGTCATATCCAAATCGGGTGAGATTTCTTTTATGTATGACCGTAACGCCCTTGAATCGGCTGCAAATAATTCGTTATCAACAAAACTATTTATAGCAGCTCTTCCGGTTTCACCATCAACTGATGTAATAATATGTTTGAGTCTTGTTGTAAGTTCTCTATCAATACCTGTTTTTACGAGAGTTTTATTCATAGATTTTATTTCACTCTGCACTTCTTTTTCCATTCCGTGTGTCATCAATCTGAACGTAACTACTCTATTTGATATTGGTAATTCAAAATCGAACTCTTTTTTGCCATTCTGAAATAAGCTATAATCGACCTCCTTGTGCTCAATTTCAGTTAAATCTATTGTAACTTGTTGTTTATTTCCCGGCGAAAATGGATCATCTATTTGAACTGTATAGTCCTTCCCATAACCCAAAATTCTAGCGGCAACCATGATTGCGTTTTTATCACCCGTATACAAGTCAGAATAATTGATTGGAGTTACAATCAAAGACTCAAACAATTTGTCTAAAACAACTCCTTGTTTGATAAGATTTTGTGAAGTTAAAATATCTTCTTCTTTTGCAGTCATGTATTTCATTTCAATTACACCTTCTGCAAGTGGATGTCCTTCTGAATACAGTAATCCTTTTGAAGGCAATGGTATTATCTCTGTTGGAAAGTTTGTTTTTTTAACAGAGGTTTGTTTGTGTTCTGCAAGAAGTTGTGCTTTAATATCTGCATCAGACACAGCTTCTTCATTTGCTACATTGTAGCCGGTTGGAATTTTTGACATAACTAAATCCTATAACATTGTGTAAAATAAAACGTTTTAATATACCTAAATAAATATGGGTATACCGAAAAAATCAGTATACCCGTATTTTAATTCAATTTCAATATGATAATACAAATCGTATTAGTATTGGAGGATAGCATAATCGTATGCGAGTGTGAGAGAAATCTCAACAAACGCATCGTTTGCCCAATCCATTTCACCGAATGTTGTTGCAGTAATGAAAGCACCTTTGAGTGTCCATTCTTCAACCTTATCACCAACAGGACCGAGAACATGAAGTGTTATGTCTTTCTTGTAAAAGTCAGAATAACCATCACGACCTGTTACAGATTCGTGTGAAAGACGCACCCATTCCATCGTTGCCTGAGCAGCAGACGGGACTATGGGATCGTATAACTTGATTGTAATATCTTGCCATTCACCCTTTCCCTTTACCTTGCGTTTGACGTTGATGTGGTCAAGTGTGATTGGATTGAAACTAATGTTTGGTCTACCAGCACCTTTTACCAAATATGCAGGAACGCCCTCAATATACATAATAAATCGGTTCTGTAATTTTGGTTCAAACGGTGTGAAAAAAATTTCATTGGGATCGAGTAATTCAGCCATTTATATCTCCAAATTAAAAATATCTTTGTAAATAAATATACAACTTTGAAAAAAATATGGGGAGAGTATTTCATCTCCCCACTTATATCAATTAAGCACCTGGAAATGCCGCACCAGTGGACTGAATGTTGAAATCAAGAATGATAAATTCAGCTGTCTTGGCAGGTTGTAAGAACAATTGTCCATAAAGAATGTTACGGTCAATTATTTCAGGTGTATTGTTACTTTCATCCATGATAACACGGAACGCATACAAACCTTGACGCTGTTGAATTGACTCCAAGTAAGGTGTCACGATGTTCAAGAATCTTGAGCGTGTTTGTGAAGTATTTTGTTCAAACACAAGGTATCTTGTGGAAGAAGCAATAAACTTCTTAGCAGCAATCAATAGACGGCGAACATTGATACGGTCAAGAGCAGAAGGTCTACCTTGCAATGTTTTTTGACCCCAAACACATACACCTGTTGATGGGAACACCGCAATAGGATTGATACGAGCTTCGTATAATGTATCTCTTTCTGCATGAGTTAATCTTGACTTTACTTCAACAACTTCGGTAAGACCACCACGATTCAAACCAGCAGGAGCGAACCATTCAGCGGCAACACGGTCATTGAATGCAATAACGCCAGGAAGAACAACAGAAGGTGGAACCCAAATTGGTTTGTTTCTATCGAAGTCGAGAATCTTAACCCAAGGATAGTAAGTAGCTGCATAGTTACTATCAAATCCTTCGGTTGTTGATACCGCAGTTGCAATGTTATCATTCCAACCGGCACAATCCATTACATAGAAAGCATCGCCACGGTCTTCACACATATCTTTAGCATAGTTTGTTATTGCAGAATGTAATGAGTGGAGAACACCAGGTGTTGCAACCATGTTAATATCAAATTCGTCAGCGTTTGAAATTGTATCAATTGCCTTCTTATATGAAGTATACCCATCTGCAGTTGAATTTGATATATCAAATCCTTGTGTATTACCGGCTTCAATATAATTTCCTAACTTCTTTTGAAGATTTGGCTTGTGACCGTCAAATCCACCTTGAAGTGGCACAATAAATTTACGAGAATCTAATGCAGTGTTTGTAGACAAATCAATTGATGAGCTATAAGCAGCTGCACTTGTTGGGAAACTTGCACCAGGATTTTGTTGATAATCACCAAGATAGAAGTCTGCGTTAGATCCTGTTGTTTGATTATCTGTAATTGGAAGTGGGCGCAAGTAATTAAAGTTATCGGTATTTGTGAAATCATAAGAGAAACCCCAATATACTCGTCTATTGTAAGCACCACCAGCCACTTGATCTGTTACATAAGTAGCAGCAGGTGGTTGAGTAAATGCAGATGGTATAGGTGATTTCAAGGCACGGAAACCGAAAGGAACTAATGTTGGTGATACACCACCATTTGTTACTGCCTCTGTTACTTCAACACGAATATATTTTGATTTATTTGAATAGTCACCATTAACAACAACTTTACCTTCATCGGTAATTGTAATAAATCTATCACCAATTACACGTGAAATAAATTTAGGTGAATTAGGATCCAAGTTACACTTAAATGACTCAATTACATTTGGACGCAAATCTTCGTCTTCATAGTTGAAAGGAGTTGTTGGTAATTTAGATTGATCAACAAATCTAACAACAACATCAAAGTCACCATATTCGGAACCAGCAATTGTTCCAGCAGGACGAATGTTTGCAATACCAACTTTTACTTCATAGTTTGAATGAATACCATGAGAAAGAGTATGGAATTTGAAAAGATTAGTTGTAGTAGCACCAACTTTTTGTGATGTTATGTAAGGTGTAGATGCTTCAAGATAATCAGTTGTGAAATCCCATGGTGAACCAGCAGAGCCAGTTTCAATCAATATGGTAGTTGCTGCATCAGATGCAATAGAAGCAGATGCTTGTTTTTTGAAGTTTACATAATTGTATACAGCGTGAGTGCCGTATGGATTGTAACCATACAAATCACCGATATATGCAGAACTTTCTGGATTTATAGAAGAACTAAAATCAATTCCGTTTTCACTTGTAGCATTTGTAAATGCAGATGAATCTGTTGTGAATGAACCAGATACAGTAATAACAAAACTACCACTATTATTTGAAGCAATCTTTGTTGTTTGAAACAATGATGTTGCATCGGAATTAGTTACAACAAATGTAGGATGCAAGAAAGAAATCAATTTCTTGCCCCAAGAACCAGTAGCAACAAGTGCAATAGGATGTTTCAAAGAATATCCACCAGATCCAAGAACACGAACTATGGTTGCACTACCAGCATTATTGAGGTAATTTTTTGCTGTATAAGGTAAATATGATTGTTCGTATGTGTTACCAAAATGAGTAACAAAGTCACCAAAACTATTAACTACGGTTGGGACAAACGCAGGTCCCTTAAGCGTTGGTCCTAAAAGAGCTGCACCAATGTTACCTATTCCTTGTGGAAGGAATGACAGGTCCATTTCATTAGTAAACACTCCAGGACTTACAATTCTTTCATTAGCCACTTATTATCTCCATAAAATTATAGAATGAAATCTGCATATAAATATGAAACAAAAAATCCAAATTATGATTTAGATGGAATAAATTTGCCAGAGTCCAAATCTAATACACCATCACCATATTTTTCATTTAATTTTTTCACTAATTCAGTTTCTTCTGTTTGTAAATTAGAATACTCTGTAAAAAGTCTTTCTCTCAATTCTTTCATTTGTTCAAGTCTTTTATTCAGAAGATGTAACTCAATTTCTACTTGGCCAATTTGTGCAGTTGTCCTAGCATAACTTGACTGTAAACCTTTTACGGTGTCAATATCTTCTTGTTCAAAATCTTGTTCTGTAACTGTGTTTTCAGCATTCTCTGCCATATAAAACCTCTCTTAAAATTGTAAAATATAACACTAATAAATATGTTCCAAAATTATTAGAATATGAATTTAATCTGTTTCATCTATCTCAAATGTATAAACATCGGCAGATCTTGATAATGAAATATCCACCATTTGAGCAACACGGCGTCTAAATGCAGCCAATGCGTCATCACCCTCTCCGTTTGCACTTCCAAATCTACCGCGATTATAGGCATCTTGACCGGCACCTCGCAATCTTGAATTTAATTCGTTTGTAGTTCCATAATAATTTACATTATCTGGATTCATCATAGAATTGATGTCACCAAACATTTCAGAAACAAAACGTATTTTATTTGCACTAATAACTCTTTTGGTTGTTGTTTCAGCTGCAACATCTTTTGGTATAAGATAACCATAAACTGTTATTTGAAATGTTGAACGAACTACACGGTCTTGACCTGTTGTGTTGTTGTCTTCTATATTCATCGAGTCCATATTTGTTGAAAATTTATAGTAATTTTTATCACCAAACGCCTGTCCACTGAAATGAACAAATTGCTCAAGAATATGATTCAATTGATTTTGATATTCACACCAAACTATAAAGTCATACGTAATATCAACAAAATCAGGCATAGGAGTCATATAATACTCATACGATGGTTTTCTTTCATATTGAGTGCTAAACCTATCGTATGGTGTCATTTTATTGTAACGATGTTGCATTACATATGCAATCTGTTTTGTTGTTGCAACTTTATTACGTTTTAATGTTGGATTTAATGCAACTGCAGATCTTCTAAAAGTTATCAATGGAACTATTGTTTTTCCTTTTTTATCTTTTAGGAAACCGTCTTTTTGTATAGATGCCCATTTTTCAGAATTTGCATAAATAATAGGAACCATTAGTGATTCACTATTATCCTCAACTCTCAACATCATTTTTTGATCAATAAAAGATTTAACAGAAAAATCTATATCATACAAAGTTATAGATACACTTCTTGTTTTATCTTTGTCTCTACGAAATTGTAATTGTCTTCCTTTACCAAGATCTTGTCTTTGATTTTGTTCAGAACGAACATCATCAATGAAAGAATCACGTGTTCTTCGTATTGGAGGTTTTCTATATTTTGCAGAATTAACCATTATATGTTGCTCGGAATATCATTATGATTAGTTGTTATTGCAGGTCTAAATTCTTCTATGTGTATTCTTGACCTTCTTGTTAAGTGTGTGCTAGCAATTATGGAAACATTGTGTCCCCAATTAACACCGGCAAAAGAGTAATCAGGATTTTTACCACCAAAGTATTGATTTTCTTGAACTTGATCAATTTCCCACCATTCACCGTTATACTCTACTACATCACCAACTTCAATAAATAAATCAGCTTCTTTTAAGTTTTCTCGTATAAATGAATATGTTGCTGTTTGTTGATAGTCTTGACCAAATTCTGTTCCTTCATACGCTTGTGCCTCTCTTGCAATAAGAGCAGGAACTTTTACAGGACTATGATATACTTTTTTATCGGATTCATTATACAAATTTGTTTTTGTATTTTCCAATGAAAGTTTGTAAACAGCAACTTCCGTATCAATTATATCATTGACCAATTCCATATTAAACTTGTGAACAAGTCCAGCATCTCTGGTTCCGTGAAATAATGGCATTGTATTATCCTATGTAAATTGATAAAGGAGTTCCATTCAAACTAGCTGCAAGTGCTTCAGTTTCTAATCTTTTTGCTTCTAATAATTTACTTCTGGTCATTGTATCTAACATAGTTCTTAATTGTTCTACCAATGCCTGTTTTTCTGCTGTTGCAGCTGACAATAAATCTGCAGCATTTAATGTTGTTTCTCCATTTGGTATTGGTATACTTCCATATTTACCGCGAATATATCCAAGCATTTCTTTTGCCAAAGCAAGACCAAACGAATATATCCATGTTTTTCCTGGTGAATTTATTTTAGAATAAATCATAAAATCATATGGAGCATTTGACATATCAGAAACTTGTCCACCCGGATATTTTAATGGATTACTTCTTTCTTCTTTTACAATATATTCTATCCAAAGTTTGTAATTTTTGGTTGGAACTGGAAATATCCTCAAATCATTGTCTATTATTTCAAATGAGAATGCAGACTTACGCATTATATCATTAAATTCAATTGCCTGAACACGAAGCAGATCGGCATACATAGGCATCAACATAAATGATACACCAGTAGAATAAGCACCGAACCCAAATGTGTCAAGCATTGCTTGATTTCCCAAATAAGGATCGTAAAATCTCATTGAAGCCGGTGGGGAATAGTGATGTACTTTTTTTATTTCTATTGAACCGGTTGGAACTTTTACATCACGTATTAGTGCATCCAAATCATATTGTTGTTTTCCAACAGTAATATCAATAGATGAAGAATAAAATTTAACATTACCGTTAGTAAAAGTTTCACTACCATATTCGGTTGCAAGTTGAACTAATCCACCCATGTTTGTTGATATATTTCTTTGAGTCACATTTGATCCTGTTGATGAACCCATCAAACTCAAAAGGTTTTGTTGTATATTAAACTGATTGACATTATATGAGTATTCATATACTGCTTCTTCAAAACAAGTATAAAAATTTACATCCTGCAATTCAACATCAACAATAGGATAACCTAATCTTTTAGCACACCAATCCGCAAAAGGATCTGCTTCTGCTTGAAAATCTGCATCATTATCAAATGTTCCAAAAGGTGTGCTACCAGTAGCAAAGCTAGACGAACCAGGCCAAATAGGAATTTCAGTCATTTATTTCTCGGATTTTGTTTCTTCAAAATACTTCAATATATCATCAACAATAGGATGACGGTGGTTTGTTTTTAATTCATATACCCCCAACCCATTTATCTTGTCTTTCATATTAAATAAATATGGAAGACCGGAATCTTTTTTCTGTTTTAAGTCAATTTGTGATATATCTCCAGTTAAAATCATTTTTGAATTTATACCAAGACGAGACAATATCATTTCCATTTGTGGTTTGGTTACATTCTGTGATTCATCAACTATCACACAAGAATTTACAAATGTTCTACCACGAAGAAAAGAGATAGGAGCAATTTCTATCTTATCTTCAGCCATTAACTTTTCAATTTTTTCTTTGTGGTATAACATATTCATGTTTGCTTGAATAGGAGATACCCAAGGATCCATTTTTTCTTTTATATTACCAGGAAGAAATCCTAAATCTTCATTGGAAACAGTTGGTCTTGTAATTATTATCTTTTCAACTTCACGATAGAAAAAACATTCAAGGGCAATTTGTGTTGCCAGTAATGTTTTACCGGAGCCGGCTTTACCAACGAATACTGAAATTGTATCACGAAGAGCATCAGCTTTTATTTTTTTTTGTTCCTCGTTAAGAGTAAGTTGGAACTGTATTTTATTTTTAATAGTTTTTCTTCCTTTTTTTATACCCGTTGTATTAAGACTTGATACTTCTTCTTCA